GACAAAATTAGAATTAAAATAGTGCAATTAAAGGAAGAGCTGAAAAACTTACCTGATCCAATAAACAAAATTGGAACTCAATTTTCAACCACAGCGTTTGGTGTAAAAAACTTTGTTGAAGAATTAGAAAATGTAGAAAAATCAGTAGATAAGCTGACTGTTGATTCTATGAAAAAGTTTGAAGATTCTATTGTGAAATCTTTAAAAACTGGAAAACTAGAATTTAAAGACTTTGCAGATTATGTGGTTGAACAAATGTTAAGAATAGCTATACAGCAAATGATATTAAGACCTCTTACTGGATACTTTGAATCATTTTTTGGTTCTTTTGGAAGTATCTTTAGAGAAGATGGCGGTAGCGTTAAAGCTGGCTCTCCTTATATAGTTGGAGAGGGCGGTGCTGAAATGTTTGTGCCTAATTCTTCTGGTCAAATTATTACCAATGAAAATCTTGCAAATATGACTTCTCCAAGTACACAGCCAGTAAGTGTTAGCTTTAATATCTCAACAGTAGATGCTTCAGGCTTTGATCAATTACTTGCTTCAAGAAAAGGAATGATTACAGCAATGATTAATAATGCTATGAACGCAAGAGGTAAGATGGGTGTAATATGAGTGGATCATTTCCAACAAGTCCAAAATTTAGAGCACTAGATTTTACTAATAAAAGACCAGTTCTTATGGATCATACTTTATCTGGTAAAAGATCTGTAAGACAAATAGGAGCTCAATATTTTCAATTTACAGTAGATATGCCACCAATGAATCAAGATGATGCAATGAATATCTTTGCTTTTTTGCAAAAACAAAAAGGTGGTTTTGAAAACTTTACTATTCAGCTACCAACACAAAACAGAGGAGCAGATAAATCTAATTCTTCTGTTGTAGTTAATGGTGCTCATTCTGCTGGAGATGCAACAATAACCATAGATGGTTTTTCTGCAAGCACTTCTGGTGTTTTAAAAGCAGGAGATCTTATTAAATTTGCAGGACATTCAAAAGTCTATATGGTGCAAGCTGATGTTGATTCTGATGGTACAGGAGCAGCAACAGTTTTAATTGAGCCAAATTTGGTTGCTACTCTTGCCGATAATGAAGCTGTAACAATGAATCAGCCTAGCTTTACTGTATATTTGACATCAGATGAAATTTTATACAGTACAGATCCTAGCAATTTTTATTCAATACAGTTTGAGGTAAGAGAAGTAATTACATAATGGCTAGAACACTATCATCCAATTTACAAACACAAATTGCTAATGATCAAAACAAGATTTGCTTTCTTGTTGAAATAAACTTTTCTACACCACTAAGAGCAACCGATCATTACTCTAATGTTACTTATGATTCTACAGAAAATGGTGAAGCACAAATAGAAGAAATTACTATTACATTTTCTAACATAACTTCCACTGTAAAAGATTTGATAGAAGATGGTAATTACACAAACACTTCAGTAAATATTTATATTGCTTTCTTTGATAATAATGAAACCATAGTAGATGCAACCACATACTTTAGTGGAATAATAGGTAATTGTTCTATAACAGAATCAGATCAAAGCTCACACTTAAGCATGGTTGTGCAAAACCATTGGGCAAATTGGCAGCTTAAAAAAGGTAGACATTTTACAGACGAATCTCAGCAGCATGTATTTTCAGGTGATAAAGGTTTTGAATATGCTGATCAAACCAAAGAAGATATACGATGGGGTGCTGATTAATGGCTTGGAGTACCGCAACAGCAACTATCTTTGAAAAGATAGGAACTTGGTTAACAACTACAGCAGTTGGTAAGGCTATTTCTTGGACTGTAGCCATTGTTACAGTTGGTACTGGAGTAAAAGGATTTCAAGAAGCAAGAGAATTGATGTCCAGAGGACAAGATATTCTTGGTCAAAAAACATCTCAAGGTGGAAAATTACCAATCATATATGGAAGAAGGCGTGTAGGTTCTACTGTTGTATTTATGAATACAGCAGATAAACGCAGCAAAGATTTATTCGTAGTCTATGCTCTTTCAGTTGGTGAAGTAGATCAAATAGAATTAGACACTATAGAAATCAATGGCGTATCAATAAAAGATACTGCTGTATTTAGGCAAGGTTATTATGCTGGCTCAGATAAAATATCTTCTGGTGCTGGCTCTTTATGTACTGCATCACAGATAGGCACAGTACAACAATCTAATGCAGGCACTAGCGGTACTGATCCGACTAAACGCTATAGAATGGTTTTTAATGCACATCATGGAGCTGACAATCAATCAGCAGATCCAATGCTTACAGCTTCTATATCATCTCAATGGACTAGCAATCATAGATTGAGAGGTGTTGCCTATTTAGCATGTTCTTTTGAATACGATAATCGTGGAATGTTTAGCAGTATTCCTCAGCTCACAGTTATTGTCAGGGGTAAGAAACTTTATGATCCTAGATTAGATAGCTCTATATCTGGTGGATCTGGCTCACACAGAATAGATGATCCAGATACTTACGAATGGTCTGATAATGCAGTTCTTTGCACACTAGATTACATGACTAACGATGAATATGGAAAAGGCTTGGGAGCAAGCAGTCTTAATTTGCAATCCTTTCAAACCGCAGCCGATACTTCTGATGAATTAGAAGATACTCCTGATTATTCTGGATCTTATGCTGCTGCAACCTTTAGCACTATATCTGGTCAAAGAGAAATAACTGTAGATGAAACAACTTGGATTCAAGCTAAAGCAAGCGGAAAATTGAATCTTAGAGATTCAGGATCTTCATCGGTTTTTGCTGATTGTGAAGTAGTTAATGGTTATAGATTTGAACCTTTTGATGGTGATATACAACATAGATTGGTTTTAGATTGTTCAGCTCCATCTACTTACACAGACGAAAATGGAACAGCCTTAGTGCAAGTAAAAAGATTTCATTGTAATGGTTTAGTTGATGCCAATAAAAATGTTTTAGAAAACACCAGAGAGCTTTTAGCAAATATGAGGGGCATCTTAAATTATATTGATGGCAAATATGAAATCGTTTTAGAAGATACTGCTTCTAGTTCTTTTACAGTTACAGACGATCATATCATTAACTCTGCTGGAGTTACTTTAAATTATGAAAGCAAAGCAGATAAAGCTAATAAAGTTGTAGTTCAATTTTTTAATGAAAAGAAAAAATTTGAAATGGACACTGTTACAGTTTTCCATGATGCAACACCAAACTATAAATCTGATGATGGCGGTGAAGAATTAGAGCTAGTTGTAGATTTTCCTTATGTTATTAATTCTTATGTTGCTTACAACATGGGTCAAGCAATACTTGGCAGATCAAGAAACCAACAAACTATATCTTTCACAGCAGTACCAGAACTTTATAAAGTTAAAGTGGGAGATGTTATTACTGTTGCTTATACACCTTTAGGTCTAACAGGAAAATTATTTAGAGTAGAAAACATAGGATTAGAACCAACAGGGTTAGTAAACATACAAGCTATTGAATATCTGGACATCTATACTTGGGAAGCTCCACCTCAAGAAGTTATAGAAGATTACACATATATTCCTCAAGGTTTTGAGGTTAGTGCTCCAACAGGTTTAACATTTACCGATTCAAACACTTCTGCAACTGGCAGACCTTTTCTCTCTTGGAACGAGCCAACAGATTTTGCATTTCATGAATACAGAATCAATATTGTTGACAGCTCTTCCAATAAGTTAATGAATAGAATCGTAGATGTTAATTTTGTTGATCTAACATTCTTACCAGTAGGTTCTAACTATGTTGCTTCTGTTTCTTCTATTAATTCAGTAGGCTCAGAATCCGATGCTGCAACTCTTACTTTTAGTGTTAGCGTTGCACCAGTTTCTACTGCTGATGTTAAGGATGATGCAATCACCTTAGATAAGATTGGTAGTGATGTTCAATCAGCTATCAATGCAGGCGGTACTAATTCAACGCAACTTATTAAATCTACTTCTGCTCCTACGCAAAGAAATGATGGAAGCAGCTTGCAAGCACAAGATCTATGGGCAGACACAGATGATAACAATCAGGTTTATGTAAGAAATGCAGCTAATAATGGTTGGGAGAAAGCTAGAGATTCAAGTTTAATCACTTTATACAATTCATTAAGTTCTACTGTATCCACTAATAGCTCTAATATTTCTACAGCACAATCTGACATAGTTACTTTAACCACAGATACCTCTGCAAACTCTACAGCTATCACTAATCTGCAAAGTTCTTTAGCTACAACAAACAGCAATGTAAGTGCTAATGCTTCTAATATTACAAGTTTACAAACTCAAGTAACTGCAAATGATGGAGATATAAGTTCTTTATCTAGTTCTGTTACATCTTTGCAATCTAGTTTAGCTACCACTAACAGCAATGTAAGTGCCAACGCTTCTAATATTACAAGTTTACAAACTCAAGTTACTTCTAACGATGGAGATATATCTTCTTTATCTAGCTCTCTTACATCTTTAACTTCTACTGTAAATTCAAACACAGCAGCAATTAGTAGCGAAGCAACTACTAGAGCAAATGCAGATAGTGCTTTATCTACAAGCATTACTAATTTAACTTCTACTGTTAATGGCAATACTTCTTCTATAAGCACTAATGCATCCGCTATCGCTGACATAGAAGGAAATGCAGCAGCTTCTTATGTATTACAACTCAATGCTAATGGTAAGGTTGCACAAATGGTTCTTGAAAGCAATGCAAGCTCAGGCACAGGAGCAACTAGTACCATAGCTTTCTTAGCTGATACTTTTAAAATTGATAACAATGCAGGAAGCTCAGTAAGTCCTTTTGTTGTAACTGGTGGAACTGTTTACATAGACAATGCAAGAATCACAGATCTATCAGCAGATAAAATCAGAATAGACAATGTAACGCTTGATACCGATGGTTCAGGAAATTTAATTATTAAAACCGAAGGTGTTAATACAACACAAATAGCAGATAGAGCTACCTCAGTATTTGCAACTGCGACAGGTGGTATCGGATATTGGACTATAGATAATTTAGCTCAAACAGCTATTGTTACTACAGGTGTATTTCAAGCACCATCTGCTACAGGTAATACATTCTTTATTATTGGTAATACTTATATTAACGCTAACTCAGGTAGTTCTACTGCTGACTGGTGTGAGCTACAAATACAAAGAAGAAGTGCATCAACTAGCGGTGGTGTAAGTTCTGCTGCTTATTCAACTATTGCAACTATTAGAGCAAGGGGTGAAACAGGAGAAGCATTGCAATCTATTATTGCTAACGATGCTTATACAGCAGATTATTATTATCAATATAGAGTAACGCTACAAACCAATGGAACTGGAGTGCTTTATAGCACTAGAAGTTATGGCATAAGTGGCATACAAGTTATAGTGAATTACAAATGATGAAACAGATAAGTTGGTACGATTCAGAAGGCAATATAAAACATTGCCAAACAGTGCAAGAAGGTCTTGAGGATGTTTCTTGTCCTGAAGATGGTTTGCAATGGATAGAAGGTCATCCTGAATTAATACAGAATTCTAAAGTTATTGATGGCGAAATAGTCAATGGTAACAACGATTCTATTCTTCCAGTGTTAGAAGAATTAAGAATATACAGAGATCTTAGATTAAGAAGATCAGATTGGACACAAATGATTGATTCGCCTTTATCTGATGCAAAAAAAGCAGAATGGGCAAATTACAGACAACAATTAAGAGATTTACCATCACAATACACAGAGAATGACAATATTGATGATGTGGTATTTCCTACGCAACCAACATAAATTACAATAGGGAAAGAGGATTTTAGATGGCAACACACGATTACAATATAGCAAATCAGACTGGTGCTAACTTTAGAGCAGACTTAAATAACGCTCTATCAGCAATACTTTCTAATAACGCATCAGCTACAGAGCCTACAACTACTACAGCATACATGCTATGGGTAGATACTGGCAATAATCTTCTTAAAATGCGTAACAGCTCTGATGATGGTTGGGTAACTTTACCAGTTTCAATTACTACCTCAAACACTGTAGACATTGATGGTGGTACAGTTAATACAATCACATCGCTTTCTTTTAGCTCTGGTGAAACAGTTACAACTATATTAGATGAAGATGATTTATCTTCTGATTCTGCTTCTGCATTAGCTACACAGCAATCAATTAAAGCGTATGTAGATAGCCAAGTTACAGCTCAAGATCTGGACTTTCAAGGCGATACAGGTGGAGCTTTATCCATAGACCTAGATTCAGAAACCTTTACCATTTCAGGTGGCAATGGTATAGATACTAGCGGTGCTTTAAATACATTAACTATTGCTATTGATAGCTCAGTAGTAACTCTTACAGATACACAAACATTAACAAATAAAACTATAGATGCTGATAGCAATACTATTTCTAACCTTGAATTAGACAATCTAAAATCAGGCGTATTAGACACAGATCTAAGCGATGTATCTGCTTCCGATGACACTATAGCTTCTGCAAAAGCAATTAAGACTTATGTAGATTCTCAAGTTACAGCTCAAGACTTAGATTTCCAAGCTGATAGCGGTGGTGTTTTATCTATAGATTTAGATTCAGAAACATTTACTATCAATGGTGGAACAGGTATAGATACTGTTGGTTCTGAAAACACAGTACAAATTAACATAGATAGCACAGTTGCTACCCTATCCGACACACAAACACTAACGAACAAAACAATAGATGCAGACAATAATACTGTTTCTAACTTAGAAGTAGATAACCTAAAATCAGGAGTTCTGGACACAGACCTAACCTCTGTTTCTGCTTCAGACGATACTCTGGCTTCCGCTAAGGCGATTAAAACTTATGTTGATGCACAGGTAACAGCCCAAGATTTAGACCTCACAGATGGCACTACAAGCATTTCTATAGACTTAGATTCTGAAACACTTTCAGTTCTTGGTGGTACAGGTGTAACTTCTACTGCTTCTGGTAATGGAGTTACTTTAGCTATTGGTCAAGATGTTGGCACAACTGCTGATGTTACATTTAACACAGTTTCAGCAGATTTAACTGGTGATGTTACAGGTAATGTAACAGGTACAGTTTCTAGCATAGCAAATCATACAACCACAGATTTAACCGAAGGCACAAATCTTTACTATACAACTGCAAGATTTGATTCAGCTTTTTCAGGTAAGTCAACTTCAGATTTAACTGAAGGTACTAATCTTTATTACACAACTGCAAGATTTGATTCTGCTTTTAGCGGTAAATCAACCAGTAATTTAACAGAAGGCACTAACCTCTATTACACCGATGCAAGGTTTGATACAAGACTGGCAACTAAAGATACAGACGATTTAACAGAAGGCGTTTCTAATTTATATTTTACAACCGCAAGAGTAGATTCTCATTTATCAGGTGGAACAGGAGTAACTTATTCTTCAGGAACTATCTCTATTGGTCAGGCAGTTAGCACTACTTCCGATGTTACATTTAATGATGTAGTTGTTTCAGGAGATCTTACTGTTTCAGGAACTACTACTACCATTAATACTGAAACTATTAATCTTGCTGATAATATTATTCTCTTTAATTCTAATGCTACAGGTACACCTACTGAAAATGCAGGTATAGAAATTGAAAGAGGAGACGCAGCTAATAAAACACTTATATGGGATGAAACAAATGATAAATGGACTGTAGGTTCAGAAACTTTTGTTGCAGCTACTTTTGAAGGTGCTTTAACTGGTAATGTTACTGGTACAGTTTCCAGTCTTTCTAATCACAATACTGGAGATCTTGCTGAAGGATCTAACCTTTACTATACAACTGCAAGATTTGATTCAGCATTTAGCGGAAAAACAACAAGCGATTTAACTGAAGGTACTAACCTCTATTACACTACAGCACGATTTGATACAGCTTTCTCAGGTAAAGACACCGATGATCTTACTGAGGGTGCAACGAATTTATACTATACAACTGCAAGAGCAAATTCAGACTTTGATACAAGACTTGCTACTAAATCAACTTCAGATCTTTCTGAAGGAACTAATCTTTATTACACAGATTCTAGGTTTGACACTAGACTTGCAACTAAGACAACTGATAACTTAACCGAAGGCTCAACCAATTTATATTACACCGATGCAAGAGTAGATTCTCATTTATCAGGTGGTACTGGTGTTACTTACTCAAGCGGTGTTATCTCTATAGGACAAGCAGTAGGAACAACTGATTCAGTTACCTTTGCAGGTGTTACTTCAGACTTTACTGGTGACATTGAAGGAGCAGTTAAATTTACTGCTAAAGCAGATGTTGCTCTTACTAAGGGTCAAGTAGTTTATATCTCAGGCGTTTCAGGTGAAGTGCCAACAGTTAATCTGGCGGATGCAGATAATAGTTCTGCTATGCCTGCTTTTGGTTTGGTATATGCCAATGCTAATATCAATGCAGAGGTTGAGATTATTACTTTTGGTTCTTTAACTGGATTAGATACTTCTGCTTTTACAGTCGGAAAAACAGTTTATGTTTCAACTACCGCAGGTGCTTTAACAACTACCGCACCTACAGGCGAAAGCTCACTAATTCAAAACATAGGCATGGTACAAAGATCTCATGCTACCGCAGGTATTATTAAAGTAGGTGGTGCAGGAAGAACTAATGCAACACCTAATCTAAACTCAGGCAAGATCTTCTATGGTAATGGTTCAAATCAATCTGTAGCCACTACCTTAAATACAAGCATAGTTCCTGAAAGCGGTAATCTTTATTACACAGATACTAGGGCAAGATCAGCAATCTCCGTAAGTGGCAATGCATTATCTTATGATTCAGGTACAGGGGTTATTACTTCTAACTATGAAGAAAGCCCTACTTTTACTGGAACTGTTACTGTAACTGGTGAAATAGTTGCCAATGGTGG